CATCAAACATAACACCATCACTAATATAAGTTAATTTATCAGAGGCTTGTAATGGTACTTGAATTGTTGGGGTATTTTCACTCATATAATCAAACTAAAGTTCTTGAATTAGTTACTGTTCTACTTGCAGCTAAACTTCTTAAAGTAAATGCTCCATCATTAGTCCAAATTGGTGAACCACTAGTTGTACCATCAATATCATTACCGCTTTCATCACTTACCGTGGTTCCAGAACCATCACGCATCGGTGTATATAAAGCAACATCAATTCCGCTTGGTAAAATATCATAGTAATAAAAATCATTTAATTGTGCTTGTGTTATTACTCCTTTCAACACTATACATGCACCTTGTTTATAGTTTCCGCTAATAGTTAAACCTGAAGCTGTACCGTAACGAAAATTTGTTGCTGATTTCACATTATCTATTATTGGAGTTTTACTATAAATATTATTATTTACAACAGCTGCAAGCGTTGATCCTTTTTCATAAATCATTCCAACTAAATATTTATGTTTTGCTTGTAATACTACATCGCTTGTTTTAGTATCTGCAACTGAACCATTAGAAATTTTTGCTTGTACTTGAAAGCTTCCATTAATAGTAAAAAACCAAGAACTGGAAACAGTTGGACCAATAAAACCAATCGCCATAGTTGGATTACTTAATAACTGTGTTGTTTTAATCCAAGCAAGACATGTAACAGCATCCTGTGTATCATCGTTTAAATGAGTACTTTGTCCAAAATCAACATATTGAGCAGTAACACCATCACGCACCAAATTCAAATAATAAGGATAATTTCTTACAGCTAATCTTGTTGCTGAATTACGTGTAGCCATAATAAAATAAACTAAACCCCTGTTACTACTACTAATTTATCAGCATTTGTTGTTACTACTGTACAACCAGTTTCATATTCAAAATTAAATTCATAGCTTCCAGCAGGTAATGTAGCAGGTAAAATAGTAAGAATTGTTCCGCTACCCACAATATTATCATAAATTGTAGCTGTTCCTGTTAAGGCCACCTCAACAAATACTCTTTTTAAATTTCCAGCACCGGTATCACAAACTGTTGTGGCAGCAGTAGTAATTCTTGTTGATGTCCCTTTGTAGGTAGTATCTTGTGTATTGCGAGTCAAGTCTTCACCAGCATTCAAAGTAGCATGGGTATTTTTTAAATTACCATTAACATCTGATTGAAATTCTATAAATTGTTTATCTGTTGCTGTTGGCGCTGTCGAATTGTATTTAGTAAATAATCCCATAATTTATATTATTAAAAATTAGTGCTTTCCCCTAGCGTCCTCAGACACCAGAGGGAAAAAACTATTTCTTTTCTACTTTAGCTTTTTCAGCCTGTTCTTTAGCTTCTTCTTCCTTTAATTCTTTAAGATTTAAAGGATTACGAAGAACTTTTAACGTAAGCAATAAACTTTGAGCCATTGCTTCACCTCTAATTTGTTGAGCATTTACTGCGTTGACAAGGTGTAATACAACGTCAGGGGTAAGCTCATACTTGTAAGGTAATTTCATAAGCTTTTTAGTTAGTTATTTAAGTTAGTTATTTAAGTTCTCCCCTCAAATTAATGAGGGAAGAGTTAAGCTATTTAAGCAGCTTCTACAGTCGCTCCAGATGATAACGGAATATACTCGCAATATAATGTGAGTGTTCCTGCAGTTAGATCATCAGCACTACGAGTAAGCATAATGTCTGCTCCACCACCAATAATTACCCAACCAGCCGCAGGCATAACTTCACAATCATCAGCAGGAGAAGAATCAACCCAAACATCAGTAGCTGCAAATTGAGCATTATCTACAGTTGAATTTGCTAACAATCCTTGTGGAGCCTCAGTTGTACCTACGGACAAAGTTGTTGTTCCACTAGTGGAAGTAATTGCTACAGCACCTACAACACCATATACCTTGGCTTTGACATCTCCTGTTACTGTGAAAGAAGCAGCAGTATCGTATCCTGTTAAATCAGCATAAGTTTTTGTTGCAATGCGTGGAACTTGTTGTTCACTGATATATCTCAATACTTTAGCCATGGATACACCATTTGCAGCAGCGGCAGCAGCAGGAAAGGTTGGAATACCGTCCGCACCTGCTAAAGCACCCCAAATTGTTTGTTTGTCTTCAGTATCCTCGTTACCCAACATTGCTTGAATTGTTTGAGAAAAGGTTCTGGCCGACGGATTTCCTAAATCAGTTTGAATAGCATCTACCGCACTTTGTATATTTGTAAACTTTGTAACTGCTGTAACATTAGCAAAGTCACCTAGTATTCCGGCTAGAGTGGCAGTACCACCAGTATTTACAACCGTACCAATTTGATCGGTTTCAGTTTTAATATCTGCTACCTCTGTATCTATGTAGTTATCTACTGTGTCTATTTTGCTTTCAATATTAGTTAGACGAGTCGCAATACTGGTATTGGCCACATCACCTAATACACCACCTAAAGTAGCAGTGCCACCCGTGTTAACAATGGTACCAATTTTAGCTAAATTAGTAGCTACGCTTACATTTGCAACATCCCCAAGAACTCCACCAAGCGTTGCTGTACCGCCTGTATTTACGATTGTTCCTATTTTATCCACTTCAGTTTGTACTGCCGCAATATCAGCAGATACAGAAGTTACAGGAACACCTAATCTTGTAACCAAACTTATATTAGCGAAGTCACCTAACATCGCACCAAGTTCAGCAGTACCTCCGGTATTAACCAGCGTACCAATTTTGTCTACCTCGGTTTGAATATTAGCAAATTTAGTTACAGCAGTTACATTTGCAAAATCACCAAGAATACCAGCCAAAGTTGCTGTTCCACCAGTATTAACTACTGTTCCAATTTGATCAGTTTCTGTTTCAATATTTCCAAGACGAGTTGCAACTGAAACATTTGCTACATCTCCTAAGACTCCGCCTAGTGTGGCAGTACCACCAGTATTAGTGATTGTACCAATTTTAGCTAGGTTAGTTGCTACACTCACATTGGCCACATCACCAAGAACACCGCCTATAGTAGCAGTTCCACCTGTATTAACGATAGTTCCGATTTTGTCTACTTCTGTTTGTATATTCGCAAATCTTGTTACAGCTGGAACGTTTGCCATATCTCCAAACAAATTAGTAAACTTTGCAGTACCGCCAGTATTTACTGGCGTACCAAGTTTATCAACCTCTGTCTGAACATTAGCAAAACGAGTTACAGCGGCCACATTCGCGAAATCTCCTAAGATACCACCAACAGTGGCAGTACCACCTGTATTAACTAAAGTACCCAACTGAGTTTCTTGAATATAACGCACAACTTCAGCTACAGACACACCATCACCAGCAGCAGCGGCAGCAGGATAACTAACCAAACCAGCCGCAGAACCAATAGCATCATAAATCGTAGCACCAGCAGTATCAGGATTACCCAACATTGCTTCAATAGTTTTAAGATTTGTACGAGCAGACGGATTGCCCAAGTCTGTTTGAATAGCAGCAACAGCAGCACCTAAACCAGCACCGATAGAAGACTGGATATATTCAGCTCGTTCTATTAAAGAACCATCAGGATTAGATACTGTGTTTGTAGAATCAAAAGCATTATCAGCGTTGTTAGCTCCAAGAGCTGGATCATGCGCATAATCAGTTACATCACCAATTTGAACAGATTGATATTCACCGTCTGCATTAACACCATAACAATTATTCCAATTCATTTGATTAACAGCAGATACAAATAACACACCAGAGGCTACACGAATATTAACATCCTCAGCTACACCAGAAGAAGCGGCAGACAATTTAATACCTAAAGCTGGACCAGCATTAGTGTTATTAAGTGTTGATTTACCAAGACGTGCCCTTGCCCAAGCAACATTATTATATAAGGGGGCGTCGCTAAAATCACCTACTACGTCAAGATGACCAATCACCGGATCAGCAACAGCGCCAATTTTAATAAAGGATTGTTTTTGTGTACCACCTTCATTACTCTTGAAAAATTTCGCACCACCAATATAAATACGATCAGCAGCTGAAGAAGCCACTAAACAATTTGTCGTATTCATATCTGTTGAATCGTACCAATCGAAATGATCTACTTTAAAATCAGAAGCCGTAACACTAATAGGACCGGTCAAACCATCGATTGAAGCTGTACAACGAGGGGAGTTAAGAAATGTAACTCCATTTGCAGTTACAGTCATACTAGCTCCAACTACTGTACTAAAATCTAAAGTAGCTTTACTTTCACCTTCACCCATGAAAAATACAGTTACACCAGAAACGCTTAAAGCTAATGCTCCAGCTGAAGTAATAGGCTCAACGTGTCCAGGCATAGCAATAATTACATCACCATGATCTGCCGTACATTTAGCACGAGCTCCATTAATTGTCGCTAAAGGATAATCCGGATCAGTACCGGCATTACCGTTATTAGCCATTGTATGAGTACTAGATACCCAATAGTAATTACCAGTAGTAGACGGTAAAGAGCTACTGCCAGGACCAATGAATTGGCGAGCCTGGACTTGGTCAAAATAAGTTTTTCCCATAAAAATAATCAGTTTACTTATCAATCTATAGAGCTTGCGCCGTTCCTCTAACGTGATTATGCGTTAGGTCAAAATGATAAGTTGTTAATAAGAACCCCGAAGGGTGAGAGTGTTTAAGGTACACCCTCAAACCTTAGAAAGATCAGCTACCATTAGAACCTACTAAACCATCATAAGTCATAGCACCAACTACCTCACGGAAGCGGCCTTTGTACTTATAAGTGTCATTAGTAGAAATAGTATAATCAACTAGATTAGTGCTTACAGCTTCACGAACCCAACGAGTTACGGCGTGTTCGTTAGATAGTAAGAACCAAGCCGCATCAGAACCACCAGCGGCTGCTCCAAGATAAGGAGAAGTCATAACTTGTAATCCTGGCCAGTAATCGCTGAAGTAGTTTAAATCATTGTTAGCTGTACCAGATTTCAATGTAGACTTTGTAATTATACAAGCGTTATTGAAGTTAGCGATTGGTACTAACAAAATAGAACCTACCCAACCATCAATTTCGTTGTCCTGTGATTTCATTTCAGCTAACTGATTCATGGCATTATTCAAAGTAACTTCACTTAATGTACCAGTTACTTTGTTATCAACCGTAGAACCGGCATTGTTGATATGACTATCAGATACTAACGCAACACCATCAGCCGTTAAAGTTGTCGTAAACGCATTGCGGAAAGGAGTAAATGCGTTTTTATCACGAGTAGTTTTAGCTCTGTTAGCAAAGTTCATTATAGTTTGCTCATAAGCATTGTGATTGTTGTCATCAAACCATTCCTTAGAAATAGAAATAGCTTTAGCAAATTTAACAGCAGTGAATAGTTTAGTATTCTTGAATGTTGGATCATTTTCTGGTAAGTCTTGCTGTTCCGCAGTTTGTTCCCAGTTACCAACTCCACCAAATAAATCTAAATTAAGCGCTGCTTGACTCATAGAATCAGGGTGAAATAAAGCGGCTGTTTCTGCTGTAGCCCGACCTGGAAATTTCTCACCACTGAATTTTGTGTAAAACACATCATCTAATAATGTGCGTACTACATCGTAACCTAAAGTATTATTCATAATTTTAATCGTTAATTAGTTAAGCAGTTGGACCGTCTACTACAGCTTGATTAATTTTAAAGTATACAGTTTGAGTTGTATAATCTCCACCAACAATTTCAATGCCTTTAGTAGCTCCGTCACCAGCCGCTACATCAACTGTATAAGTACTAGATGTTAAATCAAGTACCACGCGATCATTAGCCAAAGCGTTTACTTCAGTTAATGTATCAAACGTACTAGCTGTTTTAGCTTTAGCCGCATAAACAACTCCTGGTAATGGAACATACACATCGACTGTTCCATCAGCTGTTGAGGTTTGAGTGCTATTGCTTTTAGCAATTCCTTTAACTTGAGTAGTCGTTCCTTTTATAGGATCACCATCAGCTAATGGAATTACATAAGGACTGCCAGCAGATTTTAATTTAACTGGTTCACCTGCATAAATAGCGGTAGTGTTAAGTTCTGTTTGGTATGTTAAAACAGGTACTGCTTGAACTCCGCCAGTATCTCTTATCGAAATATTTCCTAATGCCATATAATTTATTGTTTATATCGCACCTTTGTAACTAACGATTAACTACTATTGTTTTGGTTTCCAGTTTGGAAAACGTTGTCTCATGCGTTCTTCATGCTCTGCTAACGCTTTCTTTTCAGCGTCTGTTTTACCAATGTTTTTATTTGGTTTGTTTACTGGAATAGACCCACCAGGACCCCCGGCCATTTGCCTCAGTGTGGCTTGGCTTTTTTCCTGGTCTTCATTTTCCTTTGAAACAATCAGAGCATCCGGCTTTCCGGTAGCATTAACCACTGCTAACCGTAAAACTTTTTGATAATCTTCTGCTGTATGGATGATCCTGCCTTGTAGTAACTTAGTCATTTCTCTGTTTAAACGAACAAAGTTATCACCGCTTAAATCATTCTCTGGCGCAAAGTCTTTACCAAACGGTTGACTGTATAACCATTTTAATGATGAGTCTTTAGCTTCAGAACTTACAGTAGATTGCGCTTCTTTAATTTGGCGTATCTCTTGGCGTAGTTCTTCAATCTCTTCAACAGGAATAGTTTTTTTATTCTCTTCCTGTTTATCGTCATCACCAGACAATTTTCGTTTATCGCTTTGTTTTCTAAGGTGCTGTACCAGTTTAGAGTTTTGCTCTTCCAGTTTTTTGTTCTGTTCAAGCAATTCTTCCACTGATAATTGTTTGTTAGATTCTTGTTCAGTAGACGACTCTGAACCATTTTCAGTCTGTTTCTCTTGTTCTTCTTCCATATAGAGTTTTTTACAGGACGCTCTGTCCGATTACCTTGTAACGCCAAGGATCGCCTCGCGGCCTATACGGATTAAATATAAATTAAAACAACTCTAGTTAAGAGCTGTTTATAAATCCCTAAGATAATCACAGGGCGGCAATTATCCTAAGGACTTTTAAACAAGCCCTTAACATGAATTGCCCTGCTAATTTTAAAGGACGAAATTATTATACCACACTTTTTAATTTAGCAACAATACTATCATAACTATCCTTTTGCGATAGCTTCAAAGATTGTCTATTTTTAACTTCTCTCTTCAATAAGGCTAATTCTGTTGGCGTTAATTCAATTTCACCATCATTAAACTGTACTGTCTCAGTAAATGGAACTCCTTTAGTTATTAACTTTTTAATCAAACTATCCGCGTCTACTAGCTGTCCTAGTGGATAAGTCCTGGCTTCTGTTACTTTCTGACCATTTGTATTAATTTCTTCAATACCAATAATTTCAAAGATTAATATTTTTTCTGCGGCTGTTAGGTTAATCTTCATCTATTACCACCTCCTTTGCTTGACGTTTGGTTGTTATAAACAAATCTATTTCTTGTTTTTGACTTAAGGCTTCAAATAATCTTGAACGATTGATTAGTGTTTTGTCGTTATTAAGAAAATCAAGGTTATTCTTTATGTGTAACATTGATCTTTTTTCTAAGTAAAGCTGGAATTGTCTAAGATAATCTGTTGGTATCTCTGCTAGAATTTCATAAGTTTCCCGTTGAAAAGCCTCGGCTGGCTTCTCGTTGTCTTTAACTCTAACCATAAACCTATCCCAAAATCTAGGAATAGAGTATAACTGTTTGGATAATTTTACTAATTGCTTGTACATTATTGTTTAGGTAATTGTAATAAGTCTTTAACGGACGGTGTTTTTGTACCAGCCAATTGCTGGGTAATGGCTGAATTAGATGGTACTTCCTGCTCTCCCTGTGGTCCGGCTATTAACTGCTGTTGCTGTGGTTGTTGCTGTAGTTTCATTTGTTCTGGGTTTTGATGAAATAACTCATTAATAAAGATAAATAACTGTTCTTTATTCAACATGTCTCCAAAGTAATTAAACATATTATTAACATACTCCATGCCTTGAGCTTTGCGTAAGGCCTCTGTTTCAGGGATTGAAGATGTAGGAACAATCTTAATTCTATAATCAATGTTCTTTAATTGATTGGTTGTAATATACATCACTTCAAACGGTGTATTGCCTGGCTGTCTGCTGTCTTCTACTTGCTTCATTAGCTCTCTGCCTTTAGCGGTTTTGTACTGAGTAACATTATCGGCGTTATTAACTATTTTAACAATTTTAATTCCTTTTACCCCATCACTTAATACTTGATCGTGCAGCGTAATCTCTTTGGTAGTAGAGTCTTGAAATATTGAATTAGGTTTAGTGTTGAACTGAATAATGTTTGATAACCATTGCTTTGATTGATCATAAACCATCCAACCTAGATTATTAATAAACAACCCCATCATCTGTATAGCTGATTGTCTGGATTGTAATAAGGCTGTGGCTGTAGCATTACTTACTTCTCCTTGCATAGCTGGATTAACACCAGACTTAAACATACTTTCTTTGATTGTAGTCATCATTTGCATTTCACCAGAACCTATCGGAGTAAACTTAGCTTCTCTAAAGTTAGTTGGATCAGGCATGTGTACGATTTGTAGAGGACCAATAGAGTCTTCTTGTATCTCATTGTTAATTGAACTGATAAACAAAGCCATCGATGATAAGGCGGTACGATCTAACATCATGTTATACAGCATATTAATCGCGTCTTGTTCACTTAGTACCTTTTGCGCGAATGACTTACCGTAAAAGAAATTAACTGCCATGAATTGATAACGTAGCACTGATAATGGGTAGTCTTTGTGATCGAATAAGAACGGATTATCTAAATCTGTTAGTAATACACCGTTAGCTAATATAGAGTAAGTATCCGTATCCTTCCTGTAATGATGTAATAATTCTACATAACCTTCATCTGTTCGACTGGCCCATTGTTCATAGAAAAACTCTTGTCCTTCAGTTTTTGGATTAATTTGTTCTTTAGTTCTAACGTACTTAAACTCAGGATATTTCTCATATCTGCTTTTTGCTATCTCGTATGGTACGTATTCTTTGATAATTAAATATGGTTGTTTTTGTATATCAATCTCGTAGAAATTAGGAATATAAACATCTTCCGTTGGTAAAAGTTTAGAGATGCAATGATCTACTTCAACTCGTTCTTCTTCCTCATATTCTATCTTGCCTGTTTCAACATTAAACTTAGTAACTGTTTTAACCTTTCGAATTTGTCTATCCCAACCATTAAATAAATAAGCCGTTCCTTTAATCAGGGCTTCTAACGCTACTAATAAGAATACTTGATCGCCTTTGTTGGCATCCATGAAGTAGTCGTACATGGTTAGTAATGTAACGGCTAACTGTTTGTCGTCTACTTTGTCTTTAGTACGGGCTGATAAGTCAATCCGCATACGTTGTTGTGCTACGAATGATAATATAGCTAGTATTTGATTCTGTGTTTCTGGCATAAAGACGTTATGCCTGCGATTATCACTTTTAGTTTTAGCTAAATATGAATTAAACCGTTTAACTGATTCACTCCAATAATCATCCGCTGTCTCATCATCGAAGTAATGATACGGTTGATCTCGTAAAGACTGACAATAATCCATGTCTTTATAAAGTTCTGAAATATGGTTATCAACTTCTTTAACTGGTTTATAATGTAAATTTTCTTCTTCCATAAAATTATAATATCACATTTAATATATTCTACCAATTCTATTAACTCCTTGTGATTGTACCGTAAATGGTCGTCTATTAATACTAGCTCGTTGTAATGTTTCAGGTATTACAAACGTTAAAGATAGAGCATCTACATGATCTGGACTCTTATAACCATGTCTTCGCATTTCTTCTTTGCTCATTATCTTCATTTTGTTGCTTAATTCTTTCTTAAATCTAATTGTTAAAAGTTCCTGCCAGCCTTCATGATCTATTAATTGTCCACCTGCTATTAACCATTCTCTTAATCTCCAATAGGCTTCAGATCTGATATTAAGGAAACTATCATCATTAGACTTAACACCTACATTAATTGGTATCACTCTGCGCCTATTCTCGTTTAATTCTGATAAAGCAATCTCTTGAGCAATATTAGCTCCTATACCAAAGTTATCTATAAATACATCCTGTCCTAAAATATCCTCATTCAACATTATTTCTACGGTTTTTTTTGCTATTGATCTAGTATCTGAATACTTTTCTACTGCGTATATTCTAGCTTTAAATCTATCTCTAATAACCCAGACTGTCTTGTCTTTACCCTCTCCAGCCGGATCGATACCTAATCGTCGTCTACCAATTAACTGATTATTCTGTGTTGTTCTGATATGTTCTGGATAGATTAACTGGGAGTAACCTGACTTATCAATAGCATCTACTCTTGGAAATCCACCTTTAACTTGAACTAAATACTCATCACTATCCTTTCCCCATTTACTGATTATACGATCCACAAACTCTTTGTCTACGATGGGACTTTCTTCACCGTTGAATGATAAACAATTCCAAGATTTTTGATCTTTATGATGTGACTCAAAAAAGTAACCAACATTCCTAGTACCATTACTAATCATTATCATTAAGATATTCTTATTGGTTAATGAACCCTCGGCAGTTGAGAATATAACATCATCAACTCCTGACGCTTCATCAACTATGTAAAGTACATGATCACCATGAATACCTTGTAAGGCTTCTGGCTTTTCTTTTCTAGCTGTTTTTGCTCTGGCAAACCAAGTGTCCGGTTGTTCTCTAATTCTTAGATACTCAGTAGATAACTCATAACAGCTTTGTATTTGTTCCGGCATCTTCCTCAACCAACTGGCTAATTCTTTCCAGAGAACATCATACATCTGATCGGCGCTTGGAGCGGTACAAGGTACTTGAGCATCAACATGACAGAATAAGAACCATAATATAATCCAGGCTAAGGTAGTTGATTTCCCAGTTCCTTTGCCGCTGACTACACTGATTCTTTTTAATCCCCTACCATTAATAGCATCTTCAACCGCTTTTAATAATTCATATTGTTGCCAAGTTAAATGTTTTCCTTTAATAAATTCATCTTCCTTGGTTTCTTGCGGTGCTAATTTCCAAATATGTTTAATAAACAGTAATGGTGATAACTGCCATTTCTTATATAGTTCTTTTTCTTCTTTAGTGGCCATTAATCATTTTGCCAAGCTAATTCAATAAAAGGTTTCTTTCGAAAAGACTTTTTAAGTAAACACCATTCGTAAGCATAAACAGTTCTTGTTTGTGGATCAACTACTTGCTGTTCAATATGTTTATTCTCTTTGTGATCTTCTTTAGAACTTCCACACCATAATGTTTTTGACATAATTAAGTTGTTAATTTTTAGTTAATTCTATTATTGACATCGTTCCTTTAATTTGACTTTCTGTTTTTTCGGCCATTCCATGATTAGCTGATAAAACTAGTTTGGCTATTGTTGAATTATAATCTCCTGATATTCCTTTATTGATTAATCTTTCCTTTTGTTCTTTGCGAATTTTATCCAAAGCTTCAGAAAACTTTTTACTTTCTTTTTCCCATTGATTTATTGTTTCAACTGAAATGTCTAACATTAGCGAAAATCCCTCAATGGTTGGTAATTTTACCTTTAATTTGTTCTCTACACTGTTACCTGTATTACTCTCTGATTTTATTAACGTATATGGTACATCAACACAAGTGGATAAGTATTCATCTACCTTAGCGCACATAATTTCATCTCCTTGATATTTTGTTGGTCTGCCACAATTAGTACACTTACCATTAGTCTTTTCTTTTTTACAGTGTCCACAAAATTCTTTTTTATCAGATAAACAAACATCACTCTTACAATCTGTTCCACACTTATCACATACGTCCTCTTGTACTAGTCCGGTAATGTTTTCTATTGGATTATTTTTTTGTGGTTGGGACATAATCTTGTAATGCTTCTGGTAATCTACCTGTTTTTTTAATATCTTTTTCAATTATTTCACGAACCTTTCTTGGGTCGTCTTTAAAATTTATAGCTGCAACTTGCGCGAAATAATCTATATCATCTTTAGAATATCTCATACTATTTGCTTTTGTTGTTCCTCCATAAATAATTAGTTATTAAATAACTAATATTAGTCTTTATTTGTTTAGCTATATTCTTTAAATTATTACTTCTAAGTAAGATGCAACGCTTAAACATATTTAGTCTACATATCCATAAACGATCTTGTTTAAATAATTCTTGGTTTAAAATTTTCATATTTTTGAACAATTATTACAGAGTTTTGGACCTAAATTATTATTATTATTATTATCTATAGTCATTTTTAAAACCTTATCTGGTTGTTTGCATTGTTCACAAATTCCTTGTCTTCTAATATGATATAAAGTTATATAATCATCATTTACTGTTACACTTATAAATTGTATCCCGTAAAACTCTTTTAATTTTTTAATTAATTCCTCACGATTCATACTTCTAAATCATAGAAACCCAAACACATCTGACAATCACAACCTGGTTTGTGTTTTGTTTCCGTTTTTCTAAACTTATTAGCTTGTAAATAAAAAAACCTAGCTAGAATTTTTAATCTTAGAAATATAGATATATCACCAAGTTTATTCAGTAGGTAATTCATAGGTTAATACTATCATAACTTAACAATCTTGACAAAATTATTATATACTATACACTGGCATAGCAAAAATAGCTACCTGCCTTTAAAAAGCAAGCTACTAGATAACTCGCTGGGTTATCGTAAAATTCCGTTCTGGTTACGACTAGACGGTTATTTTATTTGTTCCACGTGGAACATTTACATTTTGATTGGTTATAATATATACTTTAATTAGGCACTCTCTTACTAGAGCCGAGAAGTAATATTAGAACTTCCACATTACACGCCTCCTCCTTAGTGTAATTCTCGGCCTGATAAGAGGGTCTACCGTAATCACACATAAAACACCTACCTTGTACATAGATAACTTTTTTAGTATAATTAGTTTTAGGAATGTGTTTAGCTCGTATAGATCGGCCCTTAAACTGACCTCTACTCTGTCTAAACACATCGCTCAAAAAGCTTTTCAAAAAACTTTTTGAATCATCTTCTCACAACTCACTGTGGGGATTTGTTAGATAATTGAGGAGTTTTATTCTTCGCGGGATCAAACTCCTCTTTTATTTTTATAGTTATTCAATGACTCACTCAGAGTCATGCAATTAGACCGTTAGCGCGGTCTTTTTGATTTCGTTTTGCTGATGTCGGCAAAACGATAAATTGACTTATCCACAAAACAGATGATTAGTTTTTAGAAGTGTGGTATAGTGTAATAGTCTTGGTACAAGCAAGAATAGCTAAGAATATTCTTAACTAACACCCCCATAGCTTGTACCTGTGGGGGTTTTAGTTTTATGCCTAGAGCTGGTTATTGGAAATTTTATCGTAAAATATGGGATTGGCCTTATGCTAAACGTCCTGCGTATTTATCTGTTTGGTGTTGGCTAATAAGCGAAGCTGCTTTTAAAAATAAAAAATCTGTATTATTCCACAAAAAACAAGTATATCTAAAGCCTGGTCAATTAACATGTGGTGCATATCAAATACAACGTGGAACGGGAGTGAAGCGAGGAACAGTGGAAAGAATTTTGAAAACATTAAAAAATGAGGAACAGATTGATAAACAAACAGACAGACATTGTTCAATAATAACAATACTAAATTGGGATAGATATCAAATTAATGAGGAACAGATTGAGGAACAGGTGAGGAACACGCGAGGAACAGGTGAGGAACAGGTGAGGACTACTGAAGAATGTAAGAATGATAAGAATGATAAGAATATAATACTTGCGCCGTCTAACGACGTCGCCGATCCTATTAATCAGATATTTAAAGTTTTCTACGATACAATAAATCCAGCTATTAACTACGCTAATAAGGCTAGTAGATCATCAGCTAAATGGTTAATTGATAAGTATGGATTAGATAAAACCATTAAAACAGCCCAATATGCTTGCTCTTTATATGGGGTACAATATGCACCACAAATTACAACACCATACCAATTAAAAGAAAAGCTATCGGCATTAAAGGGTTATTACGATAGCCAACATAATAAACAAACTAAAGAAAAGAAAGGAATAACATTATGAACAAAGAAATAACAAAAAAACAAAAGTGTATTAGTCAGCGTAACGGAATAGAGATTTGGTTAGATGAAGAAACGGCTAATAAGTTACAAGATGTTTTAGATGGTATTACAGAACATAAATTTATTCGTTTTATGGGTAGGAGTATTAATACCGCTGATTGTACCGGAGTTTATCTACCAGAAGATATGCAAGATTTAACCAGACGAAAAAACGGCCAGTGGAAATGCAAAGAAAATTACTGGCATGACAAGGGAATTAAATGCGACTGTGTAAATAAACAAGAAAAAGAAAGATTATTTAAAAAAGCAGAAGCAATCGCAAAATGTGGTAAATGTTCTAATGGTTGGATTGAATCAAATAACGCAATGACTTTATGCGAGTGTATTAAATCTTTATAAGATTATGGACAAACAAAAACAATTACAGTTTAAACAAGTACCGCATAAATGTATCTTAGAACACATGTTTACAACAATCATAGGTAAGGTTTTTAAATGTTCAGTGTGCGGTAAAAAAGTAATTGAAAGATTATGACACGTATAAATATCGGGATAAACCCACAAGAACTAACCACCAAGCACCTAATGGCTGAACATTACGAAATGAAACGTATACCAAATTGTGTTCGTTCTGGTCGTGTTCATGTTAAATACATACCAACATTTAGACTTGGTAAAGGACATGTACACTTTTTTACAACTCGGCTTGGTTACTTACTCAAACGCTATAAACAAGTTTATCAAGAATGTCTACGTCGAGGGTTTAAAGTACAGAACTATGAAACGGCTTGGGACGGAGTACCGGCAGAGTTAATGGGAGAGTATACACCTACTAACAGAGATATTAAAATTATTAAAGAAAGAATTAATTTAAGATTAAACAAACATGCTTCACAAACCATTTAAAAAGAACTTTTCAGAGCAGACTATAAAAGAAATATACAAACGTGAT